TTGTCTAGGCAAGCGTCTCGGTGAGTTTCTGAAAATATTGTAATCATAGTACCTCAAATGAAAAAACCTCCCGAAGGAGGCTCTGTTAATTAGTTCGGATAATTCTTTAAGTACTGTTGCATCGCTACCTCATCAGTAAAACGGATACCAGCACCATGGATAGCTTCCTGGAGGAAATGCCATTGTTTCGGATATCCTGACCAAATCACTACGTTTTGATCCGTGACAATAAATTTCCCTGCTTTCCAAGAAACGGTTACGACTCTCATAGGACAAACCCGGTTGTATCCTGCTTTGCACTACCTTTTGCGAATGCACCACCTACCTGAGAGACTTTTCCTAGCCACCAGATATCCGTATCATCCTGTTCTTTTATCACGTGATAACCATACCAAGTATCCGGTATGCTTTCCCTAGTTCTCCAGACTACGTTGACCACACCACCAGAAGACAAAACATCTAAACAAAAGCTCTCGTTTTCCTCAGATCTAGAAAAGATCAGATCATAATTGCAAGGAAACTTTCCGGTAAGGTATCGATCTATTCGATCAAATCTTTTGGTGTAGTCATAAAACCTGATCTTCCGTTTAAACAAGCTAGGTGCTACCAGTTCCCAGGCCACATCCGAAAGAACATTCAAACGAACAAAAGCTGTCTTTCCTTGTCTATCTGCTTTCCTTTCGATTGCATCCAGTTCAGATTCGAGAGTGCTTAGAAATAGTTTTCTGTTTTCCAGAAACAGTTGGGCTTTCCGGATTCTAGCTTGCCTCACGTTAGAAAACCTTCCTCTCCCCTGATCAAATAAACAGACCGAAGTACAACCGGGAGATCGACTAGGGCATAGTTCTTTTCCGGAAGTATCAGCAGGAGATAAAGACAACCCAGCGATCAAAACCTGATCAGTCCGAGTCTTGTCTAGTTTCGTGTTTCCTGTTTCTGCTAGTAGTTTGATTAGTTGTTTAGACATGGTCCCTCTTATTCTGCATTAAAGTTTTTTAATTTAGTTTCTGAAAACCCATAGAACCAAACTGGTTCTCCAGTTTTCTTGTCGTATCGGATCGGTTCAGATTTGCAGAAAGTCATTGCCTCTTCTTTAGTCAATCCGGATCTGTACAAGGTATGAGGCTTGCCGAAACGAAACTTGTAGATGTAGTATCCGTTCACATTACCTCCGAAAGGTCTGGGGTTCTGTCATCGGTTTCGATGTCAAATAAGGTTCGTTGTAGTCTTTGGATCTTCCGGAACTTCGATAGCTCAACAGCAAAGACTTTCCCGGCATAGGTCCATTCATCGTCACTGTCCAAGTGCTCTGCCAGCACTTTTAAACAAGCTACGATGTCCAGTTTCTTTTCTTGGGATACGTTTAGTTCTCGTTTGATTAAATCTACTGCCATGATGCCTTTACTTGTTTAAGTTCATTGGTTCAATAATCCAGAAACACTCCCCGTCTGTTCCGACTCCGGAATGCGGAATACTAAAATGATTAGCGTAGAACAGAGCTTGTTTGATATCGGTCACCATGCAAAGCCAATCACAGTCAGGATGCTCCCATGGTTTCGTGTAAAAGCAGAATAGCTTCGGTTTCATCGTTTCCTCTTGTTAATAAGGTAGAAAGCCCAGTTGTCTGGGCTGGTTGAATTACATGTATTTTTCGAATGAATACCTTTCGTTTTCTGGAATCATTGCGAGAAGCTTTTTTTCTGAATACATTGAAATCAGTCTCTCCAACTTGTCCTGATCATTTTGTCGGAGGCTTTCCAAGACTGGATCTTTGCTTGTCAATACATCAACTACCCGATCAATCATTTTTCTTTTCAGCTTAGTCATCGTTCCCTCTTTAAATAAGGTATAGAATCACTGATCAGAATTGAATCAGTAAAACGATCCTAGCATGTGCTTTTTTAGCACGTCAAGATTTTTTGATCATTCTTGATCATTTTTTTCTGTTTCTTTGCTCAGTCACCGGGCATTTGCTCAGTAGTTATCGGGGATATTGATAGACTAATATATTAGTTTGGTGGTGGTAGTCATCGGGTGGCCGGTGGTTTGTGGTGAATGAATGAAGTAATTTTCCGGTAACAAATCAAAACTCGACATCTCGCCCGGTCCCGTTCCAGTACCTCCAGGTCTCTCCAGTTTTTATCACCGATAATTTATCAAAACTTATAAGTACTTGAATTCATTGACAGTCTATAAGTTCTATAAGTTCAATATCCATAAAGAACAAACATATAGATGATAGTATTCTGTCGATTAGCAATTAAACCACCGATTTTGACCATGTTTTTCATCGGTCTTCGATAGGGGTAGGGGTCCAAAATTGACGTTCTGTCTGTGGTAGGTCATCCCCTTCCCCTTCCCGGAGGAAAAAACCCTAGCGCCTTCTCCGTCCTTCTGATATAAACTGATCAAAAATGATCAAGGGAGTTATGAAGAACCCACGTAGACGAGTAGAACAACGGGACATCGAGATCCAGGAGAAGTTCGGCAAGATCAATTGTGCACCGGTAGGAGCAATGTGGTCCCAGGGACGAGCGGCAGAGTTATCAACCCGGAAGTTAGCAGACCACACAAACTTACCTCCGAGCACAATCCGTCAGATGAACCGGAAACACGGAGAACTGATTGAACTCCAGGTACGAGCGAATCTTGGTGAAATTGCGGTTGAGTGCTTACAGAATATGGTGGACTTGGCGTTTACTGCAGAGGATGAGAAGACGAGGTTTAATGCGACTAAGGATTTATTGGATAGGGCTGGTTTCAAACCGAAGAGTGAAGTCGACATCAAGCAGGAGGTAATCCGAAGGTCTCCGAAGGAGATTGAAGCGGAAGCGAGACAGAAGCTAGGAAACGAGTTAGCCGAGAAGTTACTCGGACTCGACAAAGTAGAAGATGCTCAGATTGTAGAGACGTAAACGTTCATGTGCTTTGTTGGATACCACGATCCACACCCGGTAGTCGGGCCATCTTTTCGGCAGAACGAATCTGTTGGAGGTCCATGAGCAAACCGATAATCCATTAGCGTTGAGTGGTGAAGGTGCGTCTCTTCAAGTTTTGTGATGGTTGTAAATACCGAATTCTATGTGACCGATATCGGAGATGTTGGGATGGCAGAGTACCAGGGGAAAAAGGTCAGTCTGAACAAACCGTTTCGGACACCGGGAGAGAAGAAGAAGTTCGCAGTCTACGTAAAGAAAGATAATGGGAATGTAGTCAAGGTTCGTTTCGGAGATCCGAAGATGAGCATCAAGAAGGACCAACCGGGTCGAAAGAAGAGTTACTGTGCTCGGAGTGGAGGGATCAAGGGAAAGAATGACCGGACTTCAGCAAACTATTGGAGTCGGAAACAGTGGAGTTGCTAGAGCAACTACGTGAGGAACGAACAGGATTGCTAACAAGGAGACAGTATGCACAAGGGATCGAAACACGGACTCTATCACAACATTCACAAGAAACGGAAGTCTGGGAAGCCCATGAGGAAGAAGGGAGAGAAGGGAGCACCTACCGACAAAGCGTTTAAACAAGCAGCCAAGACTGCCAAACGAAACAAATCCAAAAGGAGATAGTCATGCCAATGGTCACTGATAAGAAGACAGGGAAAAAGAAAAAGTTTCCATACACACCAGCCGGGATGAAAGCAGCAAAGAAAGCTAAGAAGAAGAAGTGAGTGAAGAAAAGGAGAAAGTAAAACTCGTTGAAGAGGTTCTCAAACTCCAGAAGGAGTACGAGGATGTCCGCAAGTTCAATAAGCTTTCATTCTACGATCCCTATCCGTTTCAGTCACAGTTCCACGAGGGTTTAGATGACGGAGGGAAGTTAGCTCGACAACGTTGTCTGATGGCCGGAAACAAGACCGGAAAGACCTTCTGTGGTGCAGCAGAACTGGCTTATCACTTAACGGGTCTGTATCCCGATTGGTGGAACGGATGGAAGTTTGACGAACCGATACAAGCCTGGGCCGCAGGACAGAGTCACTATGCAACAAGAGATATTGTTCAATGCGAACTATTGGGTACACCGGGTGATCCGGATGCTCAGGGAACAGCAGCAATCCCGAAGGAACTGATTCTATCGACAGAGCGGAACCCCGGAGTTCCCAATGGAATCGGGATGGCGTTGATCAAACACGTCAAGGGAAAGAGCAGACTTCAGTTCAAGAGTTACGACAGTGGTCCTGCTGCCTGGATGGGGGTAGCGGTTGATGTAGTCTGGATGGACGAGGAACCACCACAGGATATCTATTCACAGAGTCTCAGAGCATCACTGAAGAACGGAGGTCCGGTCTACATGACCTTTACTCCGGAACGAGGAGTCACCGGAGTTGTTCAGTCTTTTCTCAATGATCGAAAATCTTCTCAGCAACTGGTAACAGCCACCTGGGATGACGCAAAGCATCTATCAGAAGAAGTCAAAGAGGAGATCCTTTCGGCACTTCCGATTCACGAAAGACAGATGAGATCCAAGGGGATTCCGGTCCTCGGTTCCGGACAGGTCTTCCCGATTGCAGAAGAGTCCTTTGCAATACCACCATTTGAGATACCAGACCACTGGCCTCGGATAGCCGGAATTGATTTTGGGTTTGACCATCCGACAGCAACCGTCTGGGCAGCATGGGACCGGGATACAGACACGGTTTATCTTTACGACAGTTATTGTCAACGTGGAGCAGCCATGCTGCAACATGCAGAAGCAATCAAACACCGAGGGAACTGGATTCCGGTAGCTTGGCCCCATGACGGATCGATCCACGATAAGGGAAGCGGACACGCTTTAGCCGATCAGTACCGAAGAGCAGGGATCAACTTCTTGGGATCTCACTTTTTAAATCCAGAAGGCGGAATTGCAGTCGAACCGGGCATCATGTCCATGATCACAAGGTTCCAGACCGGACGGTTGAAAGTCTTCGATCATCTCCAGGATTGGTTCAAGGAATACAGAATCTACCACAGAAAAGACGGAAAGATTGTCAGAAAAAACGATGACCTGATGTCTGCAACCCGATATGCCGTACAGTCTCTCCGTTATGCAACAGTTCGGACCTGGAGACCCAGAGTGATGATTGCTGAAGGTTCTATCCGAGACACTTCTTTTGACCCATTCTCTTATTGGAAATCATGGCCAGAGCATACAACCCCAGACAACGCCTTCAGGAACTGAGGGACCGATTCGGAATCGTCCAGGAACAGGGAACCACTGCACAGGAGAGTTACCAGAGCCTCTATCCTCAGTACCGAAGTTCCTATGATGAAGCAGTTGCTTTTGAACCCCAGGTCAAAGCGGCCTACGATGACTTCCAGGGTAACCGGACTCAGCAGAAGTTAGATGCCTACAATGCACTTCTTTCAACGTATGAGGGACTCCAAACAAACTATCGATCCTTTGAGCCGAGGTTATCGGAATACAGAAGCACGATGGAATCCTCTTCAGCAGAACTCTCTCAGATCAACGAGATGGTCCCTGGGCTGATGAAGGAACTGGAGGTGGAAAGAGATCCATTCAAACGGGGAGTTCGTAGAGACTATAAGAGAACGATTCTAACTTCAGGAGCAAGAAGCCCATCGGCTGTTCGATGATTGAGAGATGTACTTTAGAGGATGTTGATTCCCTGATGGCAGACCTGAGAGAGATGTATGTTGAGATGGCTCCCTTTGGAAAGATGGATGAAGAGAAGTGTGTTTCCTTTCTATCGAACTCAATTGAGCACCACATTGTTCTGAAGAGAACCGAAGAGGGGATTCTCCAGGGCCACATGGGTCTGAGGGTGGAAAGTCACTGGTACACCAATGATCTGGCACTCTATGAATACTATGTTTACGTCAATCCGAAGTTTCGGAAGAGCAGAACAGCCTTTGAACTCTACAAGGTAGCGAAGTCCGTAGCGAAGGAAGTCAATCTACCTTTCTTTTACGGAACCTTCCGGTCTCCGGAATCTGATTTCCAGAGAGTACATAAGTTTCTTCAGCGTCAAGGTGGTCAACAGATTGGAAGTCAATTTTTTATAGGAGCAGAACGTGTGTAGTAAACCGAAATTTATCGAAGATGCCCAACGATCAACCGATGCTGCTATCGATAGTATCCAGAGTCAGGCACAAAGCGCAGTCGATCAAGCAACAGGAAATACCAGTTCTGGTGGCAAAAACTATGGGTTTCCGAGTCTGAATACTTCTGGTGGTATTTCTGGGAATTTTGACATCGACATCCCCACACCGAACTTGGACCAGGATCTAGCAGCACCTGTAGTGGAAGCGATTCAAGACGTCAATGTGCCTAGACCAAATACGGACCAAGACTTAACGAAGATCAGTGTCCAAGGGTTGCAGGAGTCTGCAGTTGAACAAGGAACTCAGTTACAGCAGGAAGCGATCAATACGGGTACAAAGATTCAAGAAACCGTAGTTCAAGCAGGGAGCAATCTCCAGGAAGCCGCAGTTCAAGCAGGTTCTTCAATCTCCGGAGGTCAAAGCAACCCAACTTTGGAAAATGCAGCAGATCAGGTAACGACCTATGTAGAAGACAAAGTAATGCCTGTGGTCAATGATGTAGCAAAGTTCTACACAGAGAATTATCCAGCCGTAAAGTTAGCCCAGGAAACAGTCCATGAATTTGAAAAGTATACGCCAAAGATTGAAGCGCTAGGCATGATGTTGAACCCAGGGACAGCAGAGGGGAACCCGGCTGCTGCTCAGCCACCTAGTGCTGATCTGGATGCAAAGGACTATGAAGGCAACGATGATCCTTTCGGGAACATTGAAACGAGCACCACCAAGGCCGATAAGCTGACCGAAGAGGAAAGACTCCGCAGGATTCGTAGACTGATGCTGAACCGATATGGACGAGAAGACACGATCCTGACGGGAGCAAAAGATCCGTTTAATCGCAGAAGATATGCGAGAGCACTATGAACCTAGTTGAAGAATTTGAAGCACTCCGGGGGGATCGGGGGAACTGGGAGAACCAGTGGCAGGATATTGCCGAGTTGATGATTCCCCGGAAAGCAGATTTCACGAATCGCTATCGAGCACCGGGAGAACAGAGAAGAGACCGGATCTACGAATCGACAGCAGTCCGTTCTTTGGTCCGAGCAGCCTCTGGTCTGCACAATACCCTGACTTCCAATACGGTCCCTTGGTTTGCCTTGGAGACCGAAGACTCGGAACTGATGAAGGATCGGGAAGTCCAAGTCTGGCTAGAGGAAGCAACGAGAAGATGTACATCAGTCTTCAACTCTCCCCAGAGTGGCTTTCATTCTTCGATGCACGAATTCTATCTGGATCTTCTTGGATTCGGAACCGGGTGCATGATGGTAGTCGATGAACCTCCCGTAGGACCGATCTTCCGGTCTTACTTCTTGGGAAACTGCTACATTGCAGAAGATAAATTCGGACGGGTAGATGCTGTTTACAGAACCTTCTGGGACACCGCACGGTCTCTCTATCGTCAGTTCGGAAACTCTCTATCGGATCAGATCAAGAAAGCCGTAGACGATCAGCCTTTTGAACGTTTTGAAATCCTCCATGCGGTACGACCTAGGAACAAGTCTGGGAACACTGGGAGCAAGCCTTTTGTCTCCAACTACTACGAACTCTCCAGCCGCAAGGAAATCCGTTCCGGAGGTTTTGAAGAGAATCCGTATATCGTCTCTCGGTGGCAGAAGAACACGATGGAGGTCTACGGAAGAGGTCCAGGGATTGAAGCGTTGCCGGATGTCCGAATGCTCAATGAGATGGAAAGAATTGGACTGATTGCTCTTCAGAAAGTGGTCGATCCTCCACTCCTTGTTCCAGACGATGGATTTTTGTCACCCGTAGTCACCCGTGCAGGAGGGATCAATTACTTCAGAGCAGGACTTGGTCCTCAAGATCGAATCACTCCCTTGGTCACGAATGCTCGGATTGAATTGAACGAAGCAAAGATGGGTCAAGTCCGACAAGCCGTTGAACGGGCCTTCTACATTGATCTGTTTGAAACTCCAGGTCCAATTGCTCCGGATGGAGACGTTCTCCGCTTTTCGGCAACCGAGATTGCTGCTCGTCAGAGAGATCGCCTTTCAGTGCTCGGACCCATCGTCGCCCGTCAAGAGGTAGAATGTCTCGGACCCCTCGTTTTGAGGACAATGTCAATCATGGTCCGCAACGGTTCCCTTCCAGAAGCACCACAAGCACTCCGAGAAGCTGAATTCAAACTAGCCTATTCCAACCCGGTCTCGATTGCTCAACGATCCGGAGAACTGGCTTCCATCTCTCAGTTGATTCAGTTTCTTGTTCCCTTTGCCCAACTCGACCCCACCGTAATTGAACGTTTTGAAACCGGAAGAGTTGCTGAACTGGCCGCAGAAATACTCAAGGTCTCTCCCAAGGTCTTTAGGACTCAGGCCGAACAGGAGCAGAAGAAAGCGGCAGAACAGCAACAGCAACAGATGATGGATCAGATGCAACAAGCCCAGGTCATTGCACAGCAACAAGCTGTGATCTCCCAATCGAGACGAGACGAATCGGTAGCGACCTTGAATGAGAGCAAAGCAAATGCTCTTTGAGAAGAAGCGTCAGGCTGATTACAGAAGAGTCTTCAATTCTCCTGAAGGCGCAAAAGTCCTGGCAGATCTTTGTCAGAGACACTTTATTTTCAACACCACCCATGTACCCGGTGACTCGGTAGCTTCTGCATTCCAGGAAGGCCGAAGATCAGTGGTCATGGATTTGATCAAATATCTGAAGATCGATTTGGAATCTTTGGAAAAACAAATGGAACCTCCGTATGACAGAAGAGACCGTTGAACAAGTTGCCGAGGCAACCCCAGCCGAAACCTCCTTGGCGTTTGATCCCCAAAGTCTGCCAGAAGACTTATCGAATGAGCCATCCCTAAGAAACTTTGATGATGTATCGAAGCTAGCAAAAAGCTATGTCAGTCTGGTCAAGAAGATGGGAGTCCCATCCGAGCAGTTACTCCGATTACCGACCAACGGAGACTACACTGAAGTTTATAACCAACTTGGCAGACCACCAGATCCGGCAGGATACGAACTCGATCTATCCAATGACATCAACCGGGAATTCGCTGAGAACGTTCACAAACTGGGTCTGAACACCAATCAAGCCAGAGAGGTCTACTCATGGATGAACGACAAGTACAACCAGTTGCAGCAACAGGATCGGTCTCAGTACGAAGAAGGAGTCCGGATGGGACTAGACAATCTGAAGAGGGAGTGGGGTCCGGAGTTCAATGCACAGACCCAGATAGCCAAACAAGCCTTCCTTCAGTTAGCCGATGCAGAGACAGTACAAGCGATGGAACAGAGCGGACTCGGCAACTCTCCGGAGATGATCAAGTTGTTCAACAAGGTCGGTCAAATCCTAAAGGAAGATGGTTTGCTTCAGAACGAAGTGGCTTTTGGTGACAACGGTGGAAAGGCATCGATCCAGGACAAACTCGACAAGATCATGGACTCCGAATCTCCGTATTGGGATGGGATGCATCCAGAGCACGATAAGTATGTTGCCGAAGCACTGAAACTCCGAGAGATGCTACTATGACGGAAGAAGAAGCTCTTCGTTTAGAATGCTTGCGTCTCGCAGTAGAAAACGGTACAGTGGCCGATATCAGTAACCCCATTGAACTTGCTGATAAGTATTACCAGTGGGTAAAAAAGCCCACAGATTCCCTCATGCAAAAGGAACGGAAACGGACAACCAGATCCTGACCCGTACTTCTTCTGCTTCCTAGCCCGGAATCCTGAGACATCAGACATCTGATGTAGGACAACTCCAATCATAGGCATGAGAACAATTCTCATCTCAGGTTGGATATGTCTAATCAGGTCACCACTGCTTTTGTCCAGCAGTACTCCCAGAACCTCCAGCACTTGTCACAACAGAAGGGATCTCGATTACGAGGTCTGGTTCGTGTGGAAGGTGTCCGAGGAAAAAACGCTTATTTCGATCAAATCGGTTCCCAGGTAGCTTCCATCCGAAGCACCCGTGGAGCAGATACCATTCTTTCCGATACCCCTCACGCACGAAGACGAGTCACGTTAGCCGACTACGAAGTAGCTGATTTGATTGATGATCAGGACCGTCTCCGAATGATTGTCGATCCGACTTCCACCTATGCTCAAGCTCAGGCTTTTGCCATCGGTAGAGCGATGGACGATGTCATCATCAGTGCAGCAACCGGGACAGCCTATACTGGAGAAACCGGAGCAACTTCCGTCACGCTTTCGGGCTACAGCAGTGGTTCTCAAATTGTGGCTGCTACAGTACGTGCCACTGGATCTGGAAGCACAGGACTCAACATTGAGAAACTACGTCAGGCCAAATACCTGATGGATAATGCTGATGTTGATCCAAGTATCCCAAGAGTAATTGTCGTAGGTCCAAAACAGATCCAGGATTTGTTGGCTACTACGGAAGTCACCAGTTCTGATTTCAACACCGTGAAGGCGTTAGCTCAGGGCCAAATATCTGATTTTCTTGGCTTTACCTTCATAACGTCTACCAGATTGTCTCTAAACAGTTCTACAGATGTGCGAAGTTGTTTTGCTTATGCTGTAGACGGGATGCTGTTAGCAGTCGGTAAAGATCTTCACGTTAGAATCGATGAGCGACCAGACAAGTCTTACGCCACTCAGGTCTATGCTGCGATGTCAATTGGAGCAACCAGGATGGAAGAGGACAAGGTAGTTCAAATCGAATGTGACGAATCACCATAAGGAGACTAAATGGCTGTTACTACTCAGAAATCTACGGAATACACCAATGCAACGGCAGATCCCGTAGTAAACAATGAGTCAACCGAATTCCAAGGTAGACTCCGGGTGATGTTCTTCACCCATGATCAAGACGGTGCAGGAGACGCAACCTCTTCGGTAGCACTTGGGAAACTTCCGGCAGGACGAGTACGAATCCTATTGGGCCTTTCCCGAATGTACGTCAACTGGACTACGTCTTCAGCGACACTAGACCTTGGTTGGGATGCTCATACCGATGGGAACGGTGACTCTGTTGCTGCCGATCCAAATGGGCTGATCGATGGTCTCAACGTAGACACTGCTGGCTATTTTGCCATGGAAGGTGCGCTAGCCGGGATCAAGGCCACAGGGGGAACCTATGTTCTTCAGTCACAAGGTGGTGTAGTCATTCGGGCAACGTGTCAGGATGTCGCTCTTGTCAGTGGAGATGACTTGGTCGGTTACATCGTCTATGTAACTGACTGATGAGTTCAGTAGTTCAGATCTGCAACATTGCGCTCACCAACATCGGTGAAACCAAGATTGCGGCTTTGACAGAAGAGAACGAGAGGGCACGGGTTGTCAATCTTCGCTACGAAGATTCCAGAGACTCGGTCCTCCGGTCCCATCCCTGGAACTGTGCGATTGCCAGGGTAGAGTTATCAGCAGACGTTACTGCTCCAGTTTGGGGTTATGCCAAACGCTTTGCTCTACCTGCTGATTGCCTTCGGGTTCTTGATATTGAGAACAACTTCGAGAAGTACGAAGTCGAGGGACGGTTTCTGGTAACCGATAGTACTTCAATGAAACTGAAGTACATCAAACGGGTGACCGATCCTACGGAATTCGATTCTCTGTTACTCCATGCCATTTCACTCAAACTGGCGTCTGAGATAGCGGAAAACCTGACAGGACGAGCAGATCTTCGAGACCGGATGTTCCAGAAGTACTTGCAGATCTTGTCTGAGGCCCGTGGTGTAGATTCTCAGGAAACGTCCATGCCGGGTGAGTTTATCGCAGATGACTTCATCAATGCCCGTTTAGTCGGTTCTACCTACAGAAGAGCCAAGTTCAGTAGTGAGGTCTAGTTGAGAGTTCAGGCACTTCAATCTTCTTTCGCAGACGGGATGATCTCTCCTCGGATGCAGGGGATGGTCGAACTGGAGTCTTATCGGTCTTCACTCGCTTTACTTGAAAACATGGTAGTGCTTCCCCAGGGATCGGTAACCCGAAGACCAGGGACGTTCTTTGCCAACTCTACTCCATCGAATGCCGAGGTTCGGTTAATCCCGTTCAATCGTGGTCAAGGGACTTCGGTCATTCTGGAGTTTTCCAATAACAAGATCCGCTTCTATGCCAATGATGGAATCATCGAGTCCAGTGGTTCTCCCTACGAAGTGGCTACAACCTATACGACTGCTCAGTTAGCGGACATCAGTTTCACTCAATCTGCAGACGTACTCTTCCTTGTTCATCCGACACATCCTCCGAGAGAACTCAAACGTCTTGACGTAACGTCTTGGACTCTGACCGAACTTCCTTTGAAAGATGGTCCGTACCTCCCGGTGAATGTCGAAGACACCACGATGACCATTTCTCTAGCAGCAGACGGGGATTGGTCTGGAACCAGTTTCACCAATTCAACTCTGGAAGCAGAACAAGTCATTACGGTTACAGCATCGAATGTCGATGATGCCACAGACTCCTTTACTTCCAGTAATCATCCGTTTGTCAATGGGCAGAAGGTTCGCTTTACCGGAGGTACTTCAATAGCCGGAGTCACGGCAGGAACCGATTACTACATTGTCCAGGCTACTCAGAACACGTTCAAACTAGCGACCTCCTCCGGTGGCACTCCTGCTGATATCACTACGGTTCCAACTACAGACCTGACTTTCTTCCAAGACATTGTCGGCAAAGATGCCTATATCAAGATAGTCGCTTCCGATACAACCGGAATCAATCTGGACCTCGGTTTCCAAAGCACAGATGTCGGACGAGTGATCCGACTGAACACTCAGGTTTCTCCACAGATCAAATGGGGATATGCCGAGATCCTAGAACTAGACAGTACCAATCCGACCACCACGATCCTAGCGAAGACCAAGGCTGCTCTCTCGACACCCGGTTCTACAACCGAATGGCAACTCGGCAGCTTCTCTTCAACTACCGGATACCCCAGAACGGTTCAGATCTTTCAGCAACGATTGGTCTTTGGAGGAACCTCTACAGAACCTCAGACTCTCTATTTTTCGCAGACTGCAGACTTCAATAACTTTGCTTCCTCGGAACCACTCGGACAATCGACAGGCAGAACAGACTCTTCTGGGAAGACCATCATTGGGGAGCAAATCTTTGAAAATAATGCGATCTCTCTGACGATCTCCAGTGACACGGTGGATCTGATCGAGTGGCTCAATGAAGACCGGAGACTATCTGTTGGAACATCCGGTGGAATCTTCCAGGTCTATGGAGCAGATGACGATCTGACACTAACCCCATTTAACTTCACCATCACGAAGGTCTCAGCCTGGGCTACAGACGGAACAGCACTTCCTTCCAAAGTTGGAAACAACCTGCTCTATGTGCAGACAAACGGGAGAAAGGTCAGAGAACTGGCCTTCGATAAACTCCAGGATCAGTACGCAGCAGCCGATCTATCGTTGAGATCAGAGAACATCACAGAATCCGGTATTGTTGGAACAGCCTATCAGGATCAGCCGTACTCGGTCCTCTGGTGCAGAAGAACCGATGGGAAACTGGCAGCAATTACTTATGTAGATCTTCTCCAGATGAGAGCATGGCATCTACACACGATAGCCGGAACCCACTACGACAGTACTTATGGGAACCATGCCAAGGTTGAATCGATAGCAGTTATTCCGAGATCCACCCATGATCAGCTTTGGATGGTAGTCAAGAGGCATAGACGGGATGCAGCATTAGCTTCGTGTACCTTCAATCAGTCTACCGATACGTTTACCAAGACTTCACACGGATTATCAAACGGGAACACCGTTGCTTTTGATTCTTCTACAATCACCGGATTCACTGCAGATACTCTTTATTATGTGGTCGGTTCAACTACTAATACTTTCCAACTTTCTGAATCATCTGGAGGAAGTGCTGTAACGGTTTCTGGTTCTACCACTGATGTCAGTGTGACTACTTTGAGGAAGTGCAATGAAGTCCGATATGTCGAGTTTCTTGAGAGATATTTCGTCGGTTCTGAGATTGATCCAACAGATGCTCATTTTGTCGATTCAGGTCTGGAAGAGCCGACAACGCAAATCACTGCGACAACTTCTGTCACGGGTCTATCACACCTTGCTGGAGAAACCGTTTCGATTCTGGGAGATGCTGCTGTTCAACCGGACAAAACCGTCAATTCCTCCGGAAATGTTACTCTCCAGACAGCAGCAACCAAATACAGAATTGGGTTTGGATACAACAGTAATCTCCAGACACTCCCGTTGGTTGCCGAGACATCGGCTGGAACCTCTGTAGGAAACAAAAAACGGATTCACAAGTTTGTCATCAAACTCTTGGATTCCATGGGGTTTAAGTACGGATCAACTCCGTATCTGCTGGATGATGCCACGATTACCTATTTGGAATCTATCGGAGTAATTTTCGGAGCAAACACATCGAACCTGACGGAAGCAGTCTTTCGGACTACGGCAGATGCCATCGGAACTGCTTTGTTGTTCTTCACAGGAGAAAAGGCGTATGCCCTCCGGGATGACTTTGGAACCGAGGCACAACTCTATATCCGTCAAGATCAGCCGTGTCCATTGAATGTTCTACTGCTAGCAATCGATTACGAAACAAACGAATAAATGGAACCTTTAACCGCATTTCTGATCTACAAAGGCGTAGAGACCGGGTTTAATCTCTATACCACAGCACAGCAAAACGCACTGACTGCTCAGAACTATGAAGCACAAGCTGCAGAACTGTTGAAGGCCGGGAAGGAGAACTATCTCTTTTCGATGGAAGAAGCTCAGTTGATCAGACGGGTAGCAGCCGAGAATGCCAGACAGGTTGAATTTGCCGGGATGACTGCACTAGCTCAGGAAGAGATTGCTGGAAAGGCCAGAAGCGGAAGAATTCGGGCAAGAGCAGGGGCATCGGGAGCAAGTGTCAATGTCGGAACACCAGCAAACGTACAGATCTCCCAGGAGTTTCAGAACCAGTACAACCAGAGAATGATCGATTACAACACCAAGTACGAATCCGCAAGAACCAGACTCCAGGGACAACTCCAGGCAGACATGAAGGAGAAGCAAGCAGCCATCAATCTACGACAGGCACAGGGACAGGCTGGAGTCCTACGAGGAGCAGCAGGAGCAACGAGAGGATCAAGAGACCAGAGTCTCTTTGGACAGTTGTTCCAAGGGGTCGGTAGTGCATTCGCCGGATCGAGGTTATTTTAATGAGACTTCCTTTCGATCAAACGAACTTACGTTCTCCCTCACAGAACAGACTGTCTCCGGTCTCGTCTCCAAGGGTTGAACCACTGGATCTCCAGACCTCTGCGAACTCCGCTAAACTGGAATCACTGAAACAACTCGGCAAAGGGATCTTCTCCATCGGTGATGCGATCTTCCAGAACTATGCGGATGAAAAGAAACAGGAAAAGAAACTTCAGTACGAAGCACTAGGAATTGATGTTCAGAAAGAGTCACTGAAGTTAGAAGAAGACTTACGAAGCAATCCTTCCAGTTCTCAGCAGGATGATGAAAACCGAGTCAATGAATTCTGGTATGGAAAAAGAGCAGAGAACGAGTCTCGATTCAAGGAACTACAGAAGAAGTACGATCTACCAGAAAAGGAACTCAAGGTTCTGTTTGAAAAAGCCCAGGTAGGCAATCTTTC